TCTGCATCGATGATAGTGATTAAGAGTGAAGCTCTACAATTGGCTTCGATCATGGACTGTACTGTACCTGTTCATTGGAACGTATATTTTAGTGACTACAATGCTGACTTTTATGTAATGCCACCTCGTCCAACGAGAAGTAATGTTTTTGGCAATAAGTTAGCAATCGCGGCCTCTACAATCCTTTCTATCGGCGAGGTCAAGTCGCAAAACGAGTATCATATGGGACACTCGGGTATCGCTTTGGTGATCGATACTACAAGCAGTCGGATTCAGTTACCTATCCATTCCTTTCGCTCCTCGGCTGGAACGAAAAACTAAAAATTTCACTAATCAAACTTGGGATGCGCTACACCCAAAAGACAAAAATGTTGCGCTACTAATGTTTTTTGACACTTTTTTGCATACAAATGAATTATCAAAAAAGAGAGTACTAAAACGCAAGGAGTACCCCTGGACTCAAGTGGGCTATATTAGAGCTGAGAGTATTTTGAAAGATGATAAGCTGTCATCTATCTTTTACACTTACTTTCATAAACTTGGATTCCAAAGTGCCGTTGTGGTGTCAAAGCTGCTTTCCCGGCTAGCACCAAAAGAAATGGCAAAGTTCGGTTCACAAATGAACATCCATGCGAAGTCAGTTTTGTCAAAGGTATTACCTAATGAAGAGTGGATACAATTCGTTGATTTGGCAACAATAATCGGTTTCCCTAAAGCACAAGATAGGATAGAAACCAAAAATGATATATATGATTGGCTTGTGCACGTCGATGATACTCAAATTGATCGTAACTTGCTCAAAGAGTGTTTAAAAACGGTCTTGCAACCTACAAATCGTATGGATGAATTATTTCACTGGCAAGATTTTGAACAATGGACTAAGGCAAGACAGAATTGGTTAAATGATGGTGCTGCGAAGGCTAGCAGATTGGAAGTTGATGGTAAGAAATTACGCACCAAAACCGGCCTAGCACTGTCTTTGACGGATGAACAACTTATGAAGTTGACTACGGAAGAAAAGATAGCCGAAGAGGGTTTACATGCTTTTATTAAACCAGATGAAAAAGGGCCCAAATTGCGCTATATTGTTAATGCACCTGTAGGACTTTATTTGCATCAGAAGTACATTATGGACTACATTGCTGATAGTTTTCAGGCAATTGATTCTCGATTCGGTATTTTACGTGGTGGTCAAGAAAAAGTGAGTAATATACAGATTAAGTTGCGCGAAGGACGCAGACTCATACCTATTGATTTTGAGAAATGGGACCACACTATTGCACCTACTTATTGGGAATTACTTTGGGAGATATTATTGGAATGTGATCCTAGAATCCGAGAGAGTGTTTTACTTAATCAGAAGTTGTTTGGACATTTGAGTGTTTTTGATGTTGAATCTAAATATGTGGGGAAGTGGAAAAAAGGTGTTCCTAGTGGACTTGCTTTCACAGCTTTTGCAAATAGTTTGTTTAATCTAGCATCTCAGTTATATGTTGAGAAATTAGGTGCTGATATTCATCCTATTTATGCGCAAGGAGATGATGGAGTGATTGAAAGTCGATTGAGTTTGGAAAAAATAGCATTTTGGTTTGAAAAGTTGGGACTTAAAGTCAATGTTACTAAGAATTGGTATACACGTGGATTGGTTGAATTCTTGAAACAGTTGATTACTGAGGCTGAAGTTTTTCAGTATCCAGCTCGAGCTTATGCTAGTTTAATTTGGGCTTACCCTGATTTTAGAGATTTGGACGGTTATAGTAAATTGGTTGCCACTGCAGGAATTTGGAAAGAATGGCTTGATCGCTCAGGTTTGAGGCAGGAATCAGAAATGGTTACTGATCTCTGGGCGGCAACAAAATATAA